TTCTTTTCATTTGCTTTGCAGTCATTCCAACACCAATTGGTTGTAACTCAGATCCTCTTTTTTTTCTTGGCATGTGCTTTAAATTTTGGTAACTTTTGATTTGGGAGCTTTTGATGCTTTTTCTAATACATCATTCCATCCAGGATGCTTTTTAATTAATTGGTCTTTCCACTCACCCAACTCTCCCAAAGAAGCGCAACCTTCAGACCAGTCTCTATGCCATTCTGGATTGTCTTGATACCACTGAGTGATATCATGCACACTCATTTCAATAACCTTTTTTTCACCTGTAACTTTATTAACTATTGGATACTGTGCCATGCTATTTAATGATCTAATGATTTATTTATAATTAAGGCGCTAACCTAGCACGATACAAACGTTTTTGTTCATAGTAACTCCAAACGTTAGGTGCCCAATCTTTAATGTGGTCGGTAATCTGTTCACACAAACATTGAATTTCTAGTTGTGCATCAAGTTTTGATCGAAGGTCTAAAAGATGAAGAGCCGAACGAAGATTAAAAGAAACAACAAAATTTTGTCTAATTGCTTGTGGAAGATAATCTCTTAGATGCTCTTCACACATTCCCATTTTATAATAATGCTCATATTCTTTACATTCAATCAGAATACGAGCAAGTTTTTGTTGCCTATGTTCTTCAGTCCACTCGTACTTTTTACCCTTTCGATTTGTATAAAATCCAGCTGGGCGAACATAAAAAACTTCTTCAGGATCAAGTTCCATTTTTGCAACTTGACGTACTCTTTTTCCAGTATACCTCTGAGATTGAACATCGAAGGTGACTCCAACTCGATGAGTTCTTGCTTGAACAATCACATTATGAACATATCCAGAACAAGATAATGTAATTGAAGGATGTTCAATTGGACCCCAATGACCGCGATCATTACCCAAGAGTTGATCAACAATCCACTCACCACATTTTTGAGGATCAGGTAATTCTACGGTGTGAATTGGAACTTCAGAGTAATCACACTTTCCTGCTTGCCAAATAACTTGTTCTGGATTTTCGTAAGCATTTAATTTTACAACACTAAGATGTTTATCTAGAGCAAGAAGATCTTTTGCTTTGATTGGTTTCATATTTTATAATTAATTCCTTTTAATTTTAATTTAACTAGTCACAATAACCATCATCATCTTCCCAAATCTCATCATAGTCAGTTATTTTGCTATGAGTTTGTTCATAATTAGAAATATAATAGTTATCAACATTAGAATAAATTTCACATTCTAATTCATTAACTACTTCTTTCAATTTAGAGAGTAGACTTTTTAATTTTTCTTCTTCCATAAAACATGTCTGCTTCTCCACAATTTTAGCATAAAAAAAGGAAGGGATCAACCCTTCCTGTTTAACAGCATGACTTCCAAATAAATTAAGAGTATAAAAATCATTGATGCTGCAGTAATAGCTGCAACTACAATCATTTTTTTGCTACCTGGCAGTGACCTGCCATACACATTTGTGCATCTTTAAGTTTTTGATCTTTGACTTGCTTTGCCTTAATGACAGAGAGCCAATTGGAAGTTTGATTTGTTTTCATTTTGCAACCTCTACTTTTTTAGTGAACTTCATTCCACGGTAAGTTAAAGTAAATTCTTTTACTTCAGTATTATTTTGAGGTTGTTCGATGTCATAATCGACACCGCGATATGTTGTTTTTGTGCTGTAAAGATTAAGCATTGTTTTACTCCTAAAGAAATGAGATTTAACCTTCTCTGCTAAGCAGGATCCGTTTTCCCGTTCCTTCAGTCGTGTGCGTCCTATGAGTCTTCTAGTTGAAAACATACAGGATCTGTATGATCCATCCATTTGAAGACTAGACTAACCTTTTCAGATACACTAAAAAGCTCAGATTCTAACAATCCCTGACTTAAAAACTCAAAATCTTCACATCGAAGATAATTCGATTGAGGGACATGTGTTGCTAAAAGCAAGGAGAGTAAAAACATAGGATGAACGCTCCGTTCCGCGACTTACTTGCGACCCAGAAGGGTTGAACGTATAAATGCATTATAACATGTACTATCTATATAGACAACCAGTTTTGTATAATACTATACAATTTTACAAAAACATTCCTCTGTCACTCATGTACTGTAAAGTATCTTTCATACTACCAATATGCCTATTGCCTATTGCAACTTGAGGAAACTCTGCATCAAGACCAAACTCAGAAACAAATTGCTTGATAGTAAAATCTTTTTCTAGTACGTATTCATGGAATTCACCACCTAAAGATTTTAAGAGCATTGACATACGCTGACACTCTTGACTACCATTACTATAGATTACTGCTGTCTCTAACATTTTACTTAAAATAAACTGTCTACTTTTTTGGCACCAAACAAAGTGAGATTCTGTTCCATCTTTGTGAATTACACTATAATAACTCATTCAAATACTGGAAGAGGTTTAGAAAAGAATTCATCTCTCATTTTTTTGAGAGCATCTAAATCATTACCATAATAACCCATGTTCATGTAAACACAATCAAGATACCTAAGGTCTTCACGATTACTATCCAGTGTAAGATAATCACAATAATATAAAATTTCTTGTGGTACTTCTATTTTATTGTAGTTTTGCTCAATATAAAATGGAATTGTCATAGAAAATTTTTAGAATATTCTTCAAGCATTTTTGGTGATACACAAAATAATTCTCCTTCAGTAATACTTTTAGAAAATTCTGCTTTCATATCACTGCGACCAGAAATAAATCCAACAACAGATATGGTAATACCAGCAAGTACTAGCAATCCAGTTTTAATATAAGTTTTATTCACTTTACTTCCTCAAAATTACAATCCACTTCTTCAAAATTACACTTCTTGTAAACATCAAAAAGTTTTCCCATCAATTTTTTAGAACACTTATATTCAAGTAGAGTATCATCTTTATCATCCATCTCTGAAGAAGACATCAGGTTCAATAAAAGCTCTGCTTCTTCTTTAGAAAGCATAATGTTCATTTCAGTAATAATGTCAGTCACGTTGTCTCCAATCATCAGGTTTATCTTGTTTAAACCAATCTGCAATCTCATCTGCTGATGAAAATCCAGTTCGGTGATTTGATGGATCAGGATCACCTAATCCCATCTTATTCATAAAATCATCCAGACTACCTTCTTGCATATCTGGATTGGCTGCTTTTCTTCTTGCTTTATTTAACCAGTCTTTAGCAGTGGTATTTGCTTTAGCAAGTTTTTCTGCCCAAATAATGTCTTCGAGTTTTACCTCTTCTCCATTAACAATGCACTTACAAATGAATTCTAAACGTAATCTGTATTGTGTGGATAACATGTTATTCCTTTGCTTTAGTTAACCAATTTTCTAATTCATTTAATTTTGTAAATTCTTTGTATGCTGCCTCAGAGCGTTCACTAAGAATTTCTAAAATGTCATTAATGATGAGATTATTCTCAACATAATCGTCTAAGTATTTATCAATGGCTTCTTTAAGATATCTCTTACGATGCCATTCAGGAGAATACGGTTTGTACATAACAAAAAAATTTCATACCAATATATTAGCAGAGACCTTTGTCAATGTCAATGCTCTTTGTATTTCTCTGGATTTTTTGCTGAGTCGTAAATAAAATACGCAAATGGAAATAGAAGCAGTCCACCCAAAATAGAAGAGACTACAGGAACATTTATAGAACTGTAAAAAGAATGTATCATCTTTCTATATAACTTAAAGTGTGAGATGTGCAGTGTAATTGTTTTACTATTAAGTCACAACCAACTTGTGGATCTGCATTTCCGCAGGTAAATATATCAACTGCGGCTTCTCCTCTCTCTGGCCAAGTATGTATACTAATGTGACTTTCAGACAGAAGAATTAATACAGTAACTCCTTGGGGTTCAAATTTTTTATGTACTGTAGTTATTACAGTAGCACCACTTACTATAGCGGCATATGATAATAAATTAATTAAACCATTTTCATCATTGAGAATCATATATGGACAACCATATAGATTCAATAAGTAATGCTTACCCATTTGAATTACAAAGTAAAATTTTAATTAATTATATTAGGTGGAATTGGAAGACTTTCTGCTATTTTAATTGCTTTATAACCAGTTTCTACCAATATTTTTAAATCTTTTGGGAAGTTATCATCAGCAGGGTGAACATCAAATTTTATTTTAGAATAAACATTGCCAATCAGATTGAGATACATTGTGTTGAGTTTTACAATTTTACTTTTAGTCTCATCAGAGAATTTATAATCAAAAACTTTTGTCAAATATTCAAAATGCTCTCCTGGGGTTGGATGATTATCAGTGTAATGTTTATGAACAGAAATTCTGTTCCAGGAACTTCCCCCCCAAAGAACTTCTTCAAAACTTGGTTCAATATAATCAAAAATATTATTGTATAATTTAAATAATTTATGAAAACTTGTCCTATTCATTTTCAAACCCTTACTTTTTTTAATGGTATCCATTGCTAGAAAATGAAATTGAGTCTTATCTTTTAGAAGATTATGAATCAACTTAATAGTTGCAAGATCTCTCATTAAAAAATGACAATCATCTGCTATTACTTTAGCAAATCTTACACTCCAAAGTTTATTATCATTATAGTATATATTTCCAGCGTTGAACCACCTATCTGCTTTATATCTATCCTCTCTTTGAATCCCAGACCAACAAACAATGACAAGATCTTCTTCATTAAAATTAAAATGTTGATCTGCTTGACAAACCATGTTTGATATGTACACGTTTCCAGATCCAGCTTGACCAAAATTATAATATTCACAATCCAATTCATGGGCAAGAATATCTGCCCATGTTAACCAAGAATAATTAGTAAAGCTACATCCAAAAGTAAATAATCTTTTGGGTTTATTAAAAAATAATTTTTTCATTTCTTATTTTTCTTTTTATCTGGATGATCCCAAAGTTTTGGATTTACTCTACCTTCTGTTTGAGTAAATCTAATTAATCCTTCTCTATAATTATCCCAATAGTAATCAAAAATATCCACTTTTTTATTGCAGATAACAACATCATAATGTACTGTCCCATCAACAAGATACTCTACCAAATAAGAAGTATATGGTAGAGATCTATCTTGTGCAAACTCAGGGAGGCAGTCTTTTTTTACAAATTTTAATTTAGAACTCAACTTCTACCACCCCACTGAATATCAGTATATGCTTTAGTAACAGCATCTTTTGTAATATTATATCTTGTCTGAAGTTTTTTGTCTTTAACCAGAACCATGATTTCTGCTTCTCTTGGGTGAAGACCCTCAAGCATTTGTATAAACATTGTTTCTCTTCTTAAACTAGATAAAGTAGGATTACCACCAAGAAGATAATTATAAAAATTTTGATATTCTTTTCTAATAGAAGTTGCTCTTTTACGAACAAACTCATCTGCGTTAGATAATCCTTTAACAGTGTTTAGTTTTTCTACAGAAGTAGATAATGTATCATTAAAAGCAGATTGTTCTTCTACTCTAGAATAAGGAACATCCCCTTCTGGAAGGAGTGATACAATTGACTCATCAAAATTCCAGATTAGTAAAGAAACAAGTCCATCATTTCTGTATTTTTGAAGTACTTCTGCTTTTTTTGCAATAGATCTTTGCTTTGAAGCTAAATCTAAAATTTCAAATTGGAATGCATTTGGTTGAAGTTCTTCAATCTTCGTCGTCTTCTTCGTCTTCGTAGTAGTCATTAGTGTTTTCAAATCGTACAGCTAAAATTTCATCAGGAAGAATATTCCCGTTCTCATCAAACATTTCTGGATGAGCGTAAATTGGAGTTGACTCATAAACATATGTTCTAGTAATCCAACCTACTACACCACCCAAAACTAAAAACATTATACAAAATAATGCTGAAAATGTTAGGGTTACTGCTAGCATGTTACTTCTCCCGATGCCCCTATGGTTTTTTCTTTACTGATAAGGAAATGTCAAATCGAAAGTCTATCTCTCGTTTAAGGAGAGAGATAACCTTTTGAATCTTTATTCCAAATGTTTTAGATTCTGGTCTTTTCTCCCTCCTGCTACGATGTCGTAACATTAATTCAAATCCTCTATTGATATCAGTAGTATCAGAATTCGAGGATTTACTATTATTTATTTGATTTTTTTCTCCTTCCTGGCCTTTTGTCATATGTGTATCTCCTCGCATCTTCTAAAATATCATTTAAATAATTTCTTATTTTTCTTGCTTGTGGTTTTGAGATATGTCCATAGGCTTCCCTAAGAATTTTATGTTGAGAATCTTGCCCACCTTTTAGGTATTCATCCAAATCATCAATCAAAAAATTTATACTAGAAGCAGTTTGACTATTAATAAAATCTTCTGCTTGCTTTCTTTTTACATTGTTTGATTTTAAATAATCATAAAGTCTCAGAATAAATTTACCTTCAAATGCATAATCTATCGCCTTTTCCACATCATAGTGGACAGTGATAAATTGATTTTCCATACAAGCAAGTGCTGACATTTTAAATTATATATCAAATAGGGGATTTAAACAACTGTTTGGTTTGATAAAACCACAGATAATCTAAGGTAGAATTTCTTAGAGTATCAAAAGCCTGATCAGGAGATTCTACTAAAGGTTCCCCTGAAAGATTTAGACTTGTATTCAGTAGTATACCATGACCTGACAATTTTTTAAACTCTTGTAAAATATCATAAAGATGACCACCACTAACAGTTTGAACTCTACATGTTTTATCGACATGAGTTACGCCAGGAATCAAATTAGTTTTTACAGGAAAACAAACTGTCATAAATTCATTATCAAATATATCATCAAAGTATTTGCTAGCATCTTCTTTTAAAACTATAGCAGCAAAAGGTCTATACCACTCTCTCTTTTTTATTGCATTAACTATATCTTTAGCATTTGGATTAAGTGCATTGAAGAGAATTGACCTATTACCCAATGCTCTTTGTCCAGATTCAGATATTCCCCCGTAAATACCTACAGATTTATTTTCAAATAGAAGTCTAGATATATCTTTTGAATTAGCTACTTGATCAGAATTATATTTTGACAGGTCGTGATTAAATCCATGATTAAAAGTATCTTTTATTTTGAGTATGGTTTTATCTTTTGATATTCTTCGATAAAAATACATGGATGAACCAACTGCCAAACCACTATCATCACACAGTGGTTCAAAATAAAATTCTACATCTGGATATCTTTTTACCAATTCATAATTGGTCACTATATTCATTGCATATCCACCACTCAAACAAACTTTTTTTATGTTTGTCTTTTTAATAGCATCACCAATTATTTTACAAACATAGTCAGTAGTCTGAATTTGAACTTCATAACAATAATCAGATATCTTTTTATAGTTTGACTCTGTAATATTTGGAGTATCAAGTCTCTCAGTCCTAAACTCAAGATAATCTACAAATTTACTTTCTTCAGAAAAATAATCCATTATAAGTTCTCTTCCTTTTATTCCCAGAAGATCAAAACTCTTATCTATGGACTCTCCATATGAGGACAACCCCATTGCTTTACCACAATCGTTTACACTTCCTCCAGAAGCAAGAGCAGCAGAATTGTATAGGTTTCCAATAGTAATGTAATTGGTTATAGAAGAAATATTATAAGTACAATCTCCAATTAGTTTTCTTTCTTTTTTATTTTTTAATCTCAATCCTGTCCAATAATTTTTTAATATGGGTTTAAACTTACATGGATATTCGGCAATATAAACAGATTCGGACTCAAAAGTTTCCTCATCATTAATACTAATTGGAGCTCCACTAGCATCAGCAACAAAAACTATTGCTTTTTCAAACCCACTATTATAGAAAGCATTTGAAGCATGATATAAATGATGTTGATATGCATTATATGTAATTTGCTTAGATCCGTAAAGTAAAGACCTCAATATCTCTAAGTCTTGATGGCACATGTTCTCAATGTGCTCATTTATACTAAAATTAAAGTAATCAATATCTCCAATAAGATTATAATTATCAACCAAAATCTTTATAAGATTTTTGATACTTTCATCCTTTTTTATTCTAGAATACCTTTCTTCTTTAAAATAATATTCTATATTACCATCATTTAATATAGTAGCAGATGCATCATGTCCACTTCGAAGACAAAGAATTCTCATAAAATATTATTTTCTTTTAAATATGAGATAGTATCAATACATCCACCAATATATTTTCCATCAGCAATAATTTGTGGGAAAGTAGATCCCATACCAAATTTTTCATAAAACTCTTCCCTATCAAAATCAACATCTAATTTATAAACTTGATGTTGAACTTCTAATCTTTCAAGAACGTATTTAATTTTTGTACAATAAGGACAATTGTCTTTCGTATAAACAATAAAATTCATAGTTCAATAATCTCAATTAACTAGTTCTAAATCCCCTACATTGTAGTAAGTACCGCTCTTATTATTTCTTAAGAACTTAAATGCAACTCCTATTGGTTTAATATTTTCTGGATATGGTAGAGACTTATCTTCAACATAATAAGTGTCTTCTTTGCGGAACACAAAAGAAGTAATCTCTACATGTTTATTACTTCTTTTTGTACCATCATTTAAATTATAAACCTCACCTATTGTTATTGTTTTATATTTTACTTGTCCTGGTTTTGGACTATATGAAAACAAATAGCTGGGACGAGTGGAAGATAACTCCCTAAGATCAAACTCTTGGCATTGCTCAAGTGTTGGTTTCCTTTCTTCTTTTTGTGGCATTTTATGATCCTAAGGTTTAATTATATTTATAAAATTTAAGGCCAAAAAGGAAGAGGTTTATCTTCAGACTCTACTAATTCAAGGTGTTTTTTTAA